GTGCTAACGTATGAATAACCTGCACCTTTTGCCCACTGGCCTGTATAGGCTTTAGCACTAGTAACAGTAGCTGTAGTACCTGCCGCAGCTAATGGAGCTTTTGAGAAAGTAACGGTATAAGTGCCGGCACTTGGAATAGCTGCAACAACGGCTGCTTGATTCCAGCTAGCTGGTGCAGCTCCGTTTACATTTACTACTTGACCGACAACTAATGTTGCAGTAGTAGCTAAAGTTGCTGTGGCAGTAGCAGTAGTAGCACGTGTTAGGCTAGTAACAGCGGCACCTGCATCATCATAGGCACCCGCACCTAAGAGTGCATTCCATAGTACTTTTTCAGCCGCAGTAACAAATGTGCTTACTGTTTGTGGACGTATATAAGTAGAAAATGAAAAATCTACTGGATCTAGCTGAGTATTAAAAGCTCGCTGTCCGCGGCTGGGGGTTTCGCCAGCTTCAGAGATCTGAATAGTTTGCTGACCCGTGTTCTGACTTAGTGAATAGCCGTCTTGTACGGCGATTTCAAAAGTATTGGCGTTAGTAAAACCGGATGCGGCATCTGTGATAGCACCAGTAGTTGCATTTACGTTGGTTGTGAAGTATACTTTTGTATTTCTACTAAGATTAATTGCCATTTATTTCTCCTGATTTGTTAAGTCTTAGAAGATTAGGCTAGATATTTATCTGCTCTTACTTCTGGGACTGTGTTACATAATTGCATATCGCACTTGGAGATTTATCTCTCCAACTGCATAAGGGGCTAAGAGGCCTTCATCTGTAGTTATAGAAGTTATTAAAATCTCAGTAGTTTCATAGTTATTTGCAGTATCGTAAACTAATACTCGGTTAGCATCAATAACTGTTTCTACGTCTTCTAATAAATCTTCTAGTAATTGCTGAGCATCTTCGCCTTTGGTATATACCTTTAAAGCTATACCTAAATATCCCCAAGTAAATGCAGACGGCAAATACTCTCGTGACTCTGAACCAGCAGTTGCATAAATTGAAGGAAAGTTGTTTACCTCATCCCAAAATTTAAGAAACGGAAATGCTGCTTCATATAAATTCGTTTTATAAGTTCCAGTACCATCAATGATCTTTAGTTTTTCGACCAAGGCTTTAACTATGGAGGTTCTGCGGCTCATATTAGTACTGCTCTCATTCTATTTGCAACCATGGTGGCACCTATTTCTCTAATTGATTTAGCTATCAGCAGTTTAGGGTCTCGCGTTTTAGGAAACTCTTGCCGACCACCTTGTGAAAATGTTGCATATGGATTACGCATGTAGTTGTAAAATGCGGTAATCATGCCTTCTCGTGATTGTGAAAGACGTTCTACTTTTACTGATTCTGCAAATCGTCCTGAGCGTAGGTTAAGTATATCTCGACGACTTCCGGTGCCCATGTTGTCTTTTACTCGCTGTACTAGGCTAGCGTCTAGTAGACGTTGTAGTGGGACTAGTCCGTAAAATTGGCCTGTAGTAGTACGTAGTTGTGCCGGAGGTCCTGATTCTAAAGTGCCTAAGTTTTTACTAGCTTTAGCTGTTTTACTTTTTAGCTTTGAACCAAGTGTTTTTAATTTCTGTGTTAAGCCCTTTACATTTCTATCAATACCAGTTTTTAATTGCTTAGCCTTACTATTATCTAAAGTTTGTACTGGAACATTACTATGCTTGACTTTAACTCTAGGTTTTTTTTGACTACCAGGATCAAGAATGGCTATTGTCATATTTTTTATAAAGTCTCTAACGGTATCCGAAGATTCCAAGTTAACAAGAAATCTCGGGGGCATACCTTTAAAGTTTTTAAGAGTGCTTTGTACGTGCGCTTTATTGGCTATATATGCATCATGCAGTTGTTGCATACTCTTTTTTATCTTTTCTAAATCTGTGTTAATATCAATTACTGTTTTTTCATCATGTCTTTCAGTCACAGATGCGGTTAGTAATTTCGTAATAGCCAATGCTTGGGCTAATGCTGCAGACCCTTGATTAGTAAAAAGATTTTGGTTTCCTGCTCTAAGGGATCTTAATCCTGTAGGCTGCAGTTCTACATTCATGTATATATCTGTATCATCAAAATCTTTTGTAATAGCAGCTACAAGTTTATCATAGTTAGGTAACATACTACTAGACGCTAAGTCTAAATATTGATTTAGACTTATTAGGTAGTTTATTAAATCTTCTGGCTTGCCGCCTGCTAATGTTTTACTAGGAATTGTATTACTACTTATTCTTACCCTTCCAGAACTTTGTGACTCTATATGCCCAATTTGATAGTCCTTGCCAAATTGTTTTCTTGAAGGTAGGTTACCTTTTTTTCTAGGTTTTTCACTTCTGTATTTTAAAAAGTCGTATAATAGATTTGTTGTCGCTGTATGTGGTATATTTGCTATTCTTGTTGCATAAATCTTATCATCACTAAAAGTTTCTACCTCAGCGGCAAATCTTTCTTTGGCAGTTTGTTTTCTTCTAGTATACCTTTTAGATTCAGTTTCTAGCCACTCATTGAAAAATAATATTAAACTAGCATGATCACTTGGTTTAGTTAGCCCATATCTTTTAAACATTTCTACTAAAGTATTTTCTGTTACTACGAATTTGTTATTTCCTGCTAGCATTCCCTTTTTACGAAATTCGCTAGTATATGGATTATCAGCAAATCCGGTCTTTATATCTGGTTCTAGTACTGATACAACGTCTCTCATAGTTTTATTATTAGTACTAAAACTATTATTAAAATCTGTTCTTAATTTCTCAAACTGCTGTAATTCTGCAGTTTGAGTAGTACTGCCAGTTTTAAGATGCTTCTGTATAGCGGCACTAAATTTATTTAAACTCATAATTAACTGTAATTATCAGAGTAAAGTTGTAAGACCCTGCGAATATGTGCAGGTAGCTGTGCGTTAGCTAAGTATTCTAGCTGAGTTGTATTTGATCCGATCGACCCAGTACTGTGAATAGCACCGTCATTGCGGATCTGATGCATAAGTGCATCCATTACAGCTAGTTTTAAGTCTGGGGGTAATACTTCGTATCCAGCGTTGTATGTAGCACGAAATGCGTTAACACGGCTGTAGCTAGAATACGGTTCTGTAATAAACTCAACAGCACTGTCAGACACATCTACAACATAGTCAGTGAATTCTGTAAGTGTAGTATAAGTAGCACCAAAATCACTGGAAAACTCTAGACTTTGTAGTACAATAAGAGGACTTTCAGGTAAGTATAGTTTTACATACCCGCCACGAAATACGTCTACTTTAGCGTCGTCTACATAGTCAACAAAAGTTCTGCGGCAAATCTGCTTAACTAAGTTACTAATTCTAGGGATCATTGCGCTTATAGCGGCATCTTGACTAGTTCCTAAGATATTAGCGTATGTCTTATATTCTGCAAGTGTAACTAGGTCTAATCCCATAATATTTCCTCCGTCTTTTCTAAGGATTACAGTGCAACCCTTAGAAAAGACGAAGAGCCTTGGCTCTTCGTCTTACTTACTTTAGTTTAAGACCAACGTAGGGTGGCGATGCCTTGACCTAGGTTAGAAGTAACTTGAGTCATACCAGTACGCATTGAAGCGACTAGAACACGACGTTGAGTTTCAACTAGTTCTTGAGTGTCAACACGTAAGCCGCGCTGATTGCCGATAATGAAGTTACCGGGAGCAAAACATAGTGCACCAACGTTAGTATAAGCAGTAGCAGCACCGCCGGCTTTAGTGGCAAATTCAGCACTAACTAAAACAGGTGAGTTACCGATTGAGCCAACTTGACCAGTTAAGAGGGTGGCTTGTACACCGACTTGATTCATGGTCTGGAAGGTGGTATCATCGAGTAGATCGTAGTAAACATCGGTTGAAACGATATAAACTACTTCAGCAGGATCTAGACCCCAAGCACCTAGGTTCTTACGCATAGCACGCATATTAGCGATTGATGCGGCACCGGTATTGGTAGGAGTAACAGTTGAAGTAACTTCGTAACGAGCAAGACCTTTAACTGGATCGGTAGTTGCACCACCACCATTTAGGAAAGCACGATCAATTGCGCGTGAAACGCGGCGGACCATGGCGTCACGGATGATAGGTAAGAGAACGATTAGTGAATCTTCTTCTTCTTCATAGTTTAAGTACTCATTGGTAGCTACTTTGTATGAATTAAGAGTAATCTCTTTGAGTAAGTGGGGTGAACCAGAACCACCAGTAGCAGTTGTACCGCCAGCAGAAGCTGAAGTACCAAAATCTGTACCAGCTTTAGTAGCCCAGCTTGCAACGCCAGCTTCTGGATTAACAGGAATTGACATTACGTTGGTCTTCATTGCGATAGCGCGAATGAGAGGAGCAACTACTAACCGACGACGAACTTCGTTTTCCATGTTCAAGGAAACTTCTAGTTCCCAGGTATTTGAAGGTAAGTGCTGGCCGGCTTTCTGAACGATTTCAGCGCCAAAGCGGGTACCTTCGATGCCTTTGCCGGTGATCTTGCCTAAGAGATAGGCTTTTTCACGTTCAGCATAGGTGCTGCCTGAGTTATCTTTTGAATCGCCAAACTGCATCTTGCTGGCTTGAATCTTGGAGAGTTCAGCAGTTTTTTCCTTGATGGCAGCTTCTAGACCGGCTAGAGCACTCTTGGACTCAGCATTTTGATCTTCGAAACGCTTGGTAACTTCGGCAAGAAGCTTCTCGGCACCGGTATCAACGGTACGGATGCTGGCTTCTACGGTTGATTTGATCTTTTGATCTAATTCAGCAGCAGCTTTTAGGGCTAGCTCTTGCTCTTTGGCTTGAGCTGCTTGTGCGGCTAATAGACTCTTGGTGGCTTCTTCGGCGGCATTCTTAGCAGCGTCAGCAAGCATTTGCTTGATTTCTTCTGGATTCATTTTCCATTCCTTTAATGTGGTGCTGTCTGCTTCCGTAGTGGACTCTAGCCCTTTAGCTGATTCGCCTTTGGGTACAAACTGCTTTTTAAAACTATTATAATCTTCAGCACTATCAAATGCTTTAGCTAAACTAAAAATCGTATTTTGGTTACAAGGAACTGATACTATAGAAATTTCTACTAGTTCGAGTTCTTTAATAGAAAAGATCTCTGTTGCAGAGTCATAGCTAGCATCTAGTACTTTGAAGCCGATACTAAATGCCGTTAATACGTTGTCTTTTACTAAGTTAAATATTTTAGATGCGGATGAAATTCTTGCTTTTACCCACAATCCTTTTGAGTCTACCTTATGCTGAACCACACGTCCTACAGGATCGTTGTGATCGTGGTAAGCTAGAATAATAGGATTCTTTAGATAATTTTTGATACCTTTTTCCCATACTGCAACTGGCACTACATCACCAGCCCTATCAATATCATTTGTACTTGCGTAGCCTTCGATAAAAATAGAATCTTTGGCAGATGGACTATTATCTTTAACGGTAAAAGCACTATTTATGAATAGTACTTTATTATTGTCCATATAACTCCTTAATTATTGCTATCTTTGCCAGGCGGTCGCCCACCGGTGCTAGGATTTACGGCAGAACCAGCAATATTTGCTGGAACACGTAATTCATCGTGACCAGCTTGTGGTTCATATCGTAGTTCTACTCGTGCTTCGTTGGGGGTTATAATTCCACCATTGACAAGAGTGGTATGATATGCAGCTACATCTTTTAGCTCGGGCTGTAGTGCAGACACATTGGTAGTAACAGGCTGGACGTCATAACCAAAATAACGCTCTACAGCACTTACGTACTTTGTAACTATGGGAATAATTGTTTCTAGATAAAATAGACGCAAGTTTGGCGAAATGTTTGCATTGTTTCCGCCGTCTAGTAACAGAGGTGGAACGCCTAAACTCTTTAATATCTTAGTATCGTGGGTTTTAATACTAGCATCAAAGTCCATGTCCTTAAATGATTCTGATAAACCTGGATATGGCTTTAATCCGCTATCTAAAATCATTGGACGTCTAGCACCATTTTTAGGGCTGTATTTAGACATCCAATTTGCTATTGTTTTGTCTTTTGCAACTTGGCTTAGTGTATTATCTGATGTTAAAATTAAACCAGCAATGGCACCGTTTTCAAAGAATTGCTCTTGAAAGGCTTGCATTTTATAAAGAATCTTGATATTTCTATCAGCACTAGCAAGACGACTACTACCGCGGTAAATACTACGGCTGTTTAAGTCTTTGATGTGAATGATTTCTTCTGGTTTAAAAGTTACATTGGCATAATAAGTATAGCCACTTACAAAAGTTTTAGGATCTGTGTTTATTACTACGCGACTAGCGGGCAGGTGATAAACATGAACTCCGTCGTAGTAAAGGAATATATTACCTTCTAAGATAAAGTCAGTGAATATATTATTTCTGAATTCTTGTGCACTTTGAAATGGATTAGGTGTAAAGTTAAGAAGTGTGTTTAGTGTTTTTTGTCGCACACCGTTTACAACACCCTCAATTCTTTTGTCTTTTACATCATAATCCAGGCTAGAGCAGGCGCTAACAATCATGTTAACACCACGATTAACAGATTCTAATTTGTCAAACGCATCGCTGTAACTAATAACATAGTCGGTACCAATGTAGTTACCTTGTTCTCGGCTAATAGTTTCTTGAGCGGGATTTAACTTCTCAGAACCTGAAAACCAAGTATTTGGTTTGTACCAGGCCATGGCTTTCCTTAATAAAACTCTGCAAAGGGCGAGAAAGGAGAGGGCGTCTTTTTAGCCACAACAGGCTTTTCCGGCGCTACGTACCCTTCTTGATATTTTGCTCGTTGTTTTTCAATCCATTCACCTTGGCGTGCTTCTGACCCTAGGGGCGGGGCTTTTCCGTAAACGCTGTGCAGTGAAACATGATGAGGATTACACAGTGTGTAAACTTCGTCATAGATTTCATGCTTGTAGGTTTCGATAAATTCCTCGCGAACCATCAATATTCCCTGATCTGTGGAAATATCATAATTCTTTTCATTAGCCCAGTTATTAAGCAACAAAGTAATGGAGTGAGTATGATGAAGCTCTAAGTCTTCATTGGTGTTACAGATATAACAGCTAGACTTCTTTTCGTAGGCAGCCTTAGCTTTATCCCTAACCCATTTAACTGGTATACGTTTGGTTGTGTTCTTTGCCATTTTTTACACCACTTTTTCAATTTCCCTATTATAGCATGCTGGGCACAGGTTGTCAACATGAAAATTTTTGCTAGGGTTATATTGTGTACGAGTACAAGGCATACCTGAGTGCGTCAGCTATGTGCGAAGTCATATCGTGTAATGGCTTTTCGCGAGTTAAGTTAGCGTTCTTGTCCCATTGATATTGGTCTAGCATTACTAGTGTGTGCTTGCATTCTGGAGCAACAAAAAGTCGGTTTTGGTCTACTAGTGTTTGCACGTAAGCAATACCCTCGAGCACTTGCTTTTTAGCTTTGATAGTTGCAATATTATAGGTATAGGCTAAGTCGCCTGCAAACTGTGCAGCTGCTGAATCAATAAATACGCTTTCAATGCCGTATTTTTGCACTAGCTCACCAATGGCTTGGGCATGACCCGCGGTTGTGGCCTCTGCCTCCTGATACTCGTCTACTACGTGAAATATGTCCAGTTTAGGATCGTATGCTATAACTACAAAAGCCGTAGGATCGCGGTAGCCAGGATCTAAGCCAGCTATGTACTCTACACCATCTGAGTGCTCAAAGGCTCTGATCTGCTCAGGTGCAAAAGCGAAGATCTGACCTGCAAAGGTGTTAAAGCTAGCAAGGTATTCTTGATCAAATTCTGCCTTACTCATGGACTGGCGCGCTTCGGCTACGTCTTGTGCGCTCATGCGTTCGTTTTCACTGTAGTCAGCTTGCAGTGAAATCCACTCTGGGTAGTTAGCGTCAAACCCGCGATCCCAGAACTTAGAAAACCAGTTATTTTTACCACGTGGAGTCGAGATAAAAATTGCTTTGGCATTTGGTCTGTCTAGTGTAGGACGTAGGCTAACATTAAATGCGGATTCACCGTCCGATCCTAGGGCTGCCTCGTCAAAGATAATTAGGTCATATGAACGACCCACAGCACTGTCAACTGTGCTTAAAGAACCCATTCTAATAGTACTGCCATTCGCTAACTCAATGATCTTGTCTTTGAGGTTGTCTTTTTCTACCTCAAGATCAAAGTGCTTGATAAACTTACGCTGCAGGTCAAAGCTAATTGACGATAGTGTGTAGTTAGGCGACATAATCAACACGTTTGACCCGGGAATTAACACTACTAGTTGGCCAATTACATTAGCAATAAATGTTTTGCCCAACCGCCTGCTAAGTGCAGCACAAATAAAACGGTACTTAGGATTGTTAACTGCATTGATAAGAGCGATTTGTGGACAGTTTAAGTTATCGTAAACTGGTTTGTTGTCTACAGTTAGCAGTTTAAGGTAGTTGCCAACTGGTAGCTTAATAAAACGCTCGCTAGGTGGATACTCAGTTAAGCTAAACCGATCAACCCCTTCACGACTAATAGTCAGCATGGTGTGCAAATTAAGTTGTGGGATGCGTAATTCTGATCCCAGACATTACGTTGCAAACCAAAGAAGTTTTGCTCGCGATAAAGAGCAGGCTTGTGCTCCACAAACTTATAGCCTAGTTCCACAATCATTTCACGCAGTGCCTTGCTGCGCTCAACACGATCATCTTCGATGTAAAGCACAGGCTTGTACTTCCGTATAGTTTCACGACCGCCTAGTAGTACTTCGCGTTCAAAGCCTTCAACATCTAATTTAATAAAGCCTACATCGGAAAATTCATAGCTGTCTAGAGTTTTTACAGGTACTAGGTAGCTGCCATAAATACTACGAAATCCGCAGCCTAAGCCACCAAAATTACCGCGCTCGCTGTAGTGAACCTTGGGCATCTCAGCGGTTCCCTCCACGCTGCCTAGGGCAACGCAGTGCGTATTGGCTCGAACATTAGCACGTAGTAGCTTATACACCTCAGGCTGTGGTTCAAATGCTTCTACCTTAAAACCACTAGCCACTAGGGCTTGTGATATGCAGCCAATGTTAGCTCCAATATCTAAGCAACGCCCAGTGGCCAGCTCAAGGATTTTTTCAGTTTCATCAGGATTGTACTCGCCGTAGTAGTGCATGCTACGACCCACATACTCGTCTTTAGCAAAATACTTGCACAAACCCCAGCGTCCATTAACTTCTCGTATCATACCACTCCTTGACCACATTAAATACTGCATTCCACGAACCAGGGTTCCTGATAACTTTTACCGAATCATACCAAATATTTTCCACACCACGACTACCCCAGCGAAAGTCAGTTTCCTTAAGCGGCTGCAGCAACCAGCAAGGTACTCCTAAGGCTCCGCAAAGGTGCACTAAGCTGGTATCTACTGAGATTACAAGATCAGCCGCAGCGACTTGTTTAGCAGTTTCAACCCAAGAACTACTAGGTTGAGCTAAAATACCTTGTGGAACTTTTGCTCCAGGACGAATATTAACTAGGTTAGGTAAGCCAAGATCTAAAAAGTAGTGTGGTGATACACTGCGATTGCGATCGTTGCTATGCCCAGGTGCACCTGCCCATTCCACAATTATCTTACCACTGGGATCGGTTGCATACTTATCACGCAGCCAATTACCTGGTTGAGCTGGAAAATATTGTGCTAAGCTGCACAGTGGAACACACACTGTGGCGGTAGTTTCAGCTACTACATTGCATAATTTAAAATCGCTAAAAAGCTCGTGTAGTGAATTGTCAAGCTGAACCCAAACTTCGCTAAAGTACTGGTACAAACATTGTATATACCTGCCCCACATAAAGTGATCGCCGATTCCTTGCTCGCAAACTACTACTATTGAGTGGCCACGACTAATACCATCCCAACGCGGCAAGGTATTGTCCACGGGTTTGCCGCCGCTGCGTTTAAACCTGTATTCATACATTTGCCAAGCACTTTTAACGTCTACTGTTTCACCGCTAGAGTGTTTACGTAACAGTGCTGAGGAGTAATTCCAAATTGCGTCGTAGTGCAGGGGGTTTATCTGCAGTGCGGCTTCGTAAAATTCAATAGCACGATCGTCACGATTGTAAGTATACTCTAAGAGCCCTAGATTACTTAGTGCGAAATCATAATGCCCATAACCGCCGGCTAAAAAAGGCGTGTTGGGATCAGCGGCTTGAAGATAGCAACGAGTAGCTTCGTCATCTTGATCTAAGAGCCTGTGGACATTACCCATGTTAAGCCACAGCTCTTTGAAGTCTCCTTCACGAGCACAGGTTTTAAAACACGCTAAAGCTTTTTGATATCTGCCACGCTCTAGGTATTTAGTGCCACGATTAAAGCTTTGAATCATGCTTGATTAGTCTTTCGATAAGGTTCGAGTAGTTTGATCCACCATCATTGATTTGAATGTTGGTTTGGGTTTTAATATTGGATTCTCGCAGCTTTTCCAGCTGTAGCTGCTTGTCTAGTGTTTCCATGGTCATTTTATGTGATAGTGCTAAAATTTCTAGGATATCTTTACCTGACCCAACTCCGGCTTCGTCTAGTTCTTGAAACTTCTTTGAAATTATAGCATCCATCGCCTTACGCATCTTAAAGCGATTATTGAAACCCATGTCAAAGAATACTTGGTCTACATAGGCTTTAACTTCGCGGCGGGCTAAGATCTGTGCTACTAATTCTGGGCTAGTGGCCAGAATTGCGGCGACTTTGGTGGTGTCTTGCTCTTGAAGATAGCAGTTGGCGACTTCGAGCGCTTCTGGCGATATAGCCAAGGCTTCGGCTGGGTGGTTAGTGGGTAGTGTCACGGCAATTCTCCTTGTTTGTACTATTATAACATACTGGGTACATTGTGGCAAATTAATTTTTTTGTGGGTGGTTGGTTGGCTTGGGTACTTGTGGTGGTTGTGGGTGGTTGGTTGGCTGGCTTGGGTACTTGTGGTAC